GCTCCACTGGAATCAGTTGTTGCTGTTGCTGAGGCTCAAAGCCAACTGCACAAAGCAGTGTTAGAAGCAGGGATGTGCCAATCATTGGTGGGTGCTTTTGCTGATTTGCTTGAAGCTGATTACCAAAAGATCAGGGATGGTGAGTGCTGGCTAATGAATCAGCACGGTGAGCTTGAGCCTCTGTATGAGGACCCTGAGTAGGCTCTACAAGCCTCTCTAAGACCTCTTCAGTCCCGAACATACGGGTGTACCCCAAGATCACATCGAACACAGCTTGTAGGCGCTCTGGAGCATCGATCAGAGAGTCCTTGAATCTGTCGTTCTCCCAATACGCACAAGCACAAGCTTTGATGATCTCAAGGCGTAGTAGTTGATCAGCTGTGCCAGTGTCTGATGACACCTGCGATGATGAACGCATTTGTTGTGATGTAGAACAACTCAAGGGCTATACGCTCTCTAGGGTTCATTCAGATCCATAACAACATCAGAACAAAGCTTCTCAATGGCTGTCATGTAGCCATCCCAGAAGTCTCGTTCTGAGTCACGGAAAGACCCTTTGTACTCAGTACGAGCGTACTCATACTCCTCAATGATGTGATCTGTGGAGATACACAGAGTCTCATCAAGCTCGTTGTTCATTGGAAGGAGGCCAGAACTCTGGCTCAGAGTGTAGGTAGAAATGTTCTGGGTCGAAGAAGTCATCATCAGTTGCTTCAGCATCTGTAATGATTCTTTGTTGGTCCTCTTTAGAGATCTTTTGAACGGTCATAAACGAGTCCTTTAGTAACAACAAAAGAACAACCCTCTAGAACTCTTTAGTAAAGAACTTTTAGAAGGTAATTAAGGTTGGTTGTTGAGTTGGTCCTTTAGGGCCACTTTATCTTCTGTCCCAAGGGGACTTTCCATCCGTATGAACCTCCTTACCTTCTGAGGGTCTACCTTGGTTTCAAGCCAATGCAAATCACTGGTTCAATTGTTGGTTGGGTCAACAGCTTTTACGAGACCCCTACCTACGCTGGTGAGCCCACTGACTACCGTCTCAAGGTTCTCGTAGAAGACGCAAGTGATCTGATTGAGGTTCTGTCGGCTGAGTACGACAAAGCTTGTGATTGGTATCGTTCTGAGACTGGTAAGAAGAGCTTCTTCGATGCTCCCTTTGAGATGAACGATGACGGCTCTGCTGTTATCAGGCTGTGCGCCAAGCTCAACTACGGTGAGTTCCCTTTCCCTGCCGTAGACAGCGAGCTACAGCCCATTGCTGAGGATCTCGTGTTGATGGAAGGTACGAAGGTCATCGTGTCTGTTGATCCGATGTTCCACCCTCGTAAGTCCACTCGTGGTGGTCTTCGTCTGTGCCCCAAAGCCATTCAGATTGTTGAGGCTGTGACTCGCACTGGACGGGACAGTGGTCCTGTTGATGTGAGTGCTGTGTTCAGCAAGCAAGTTGGGTTCAAGCAATCAAAGCCAAACCTGAAAGAACTTGCTACTATCACGTCCGAAGATCCCGACTTTTGAGTAAATGGCCAAGCGATTCCACAAGTACGGCAAACGCCAGGCTGATGGATTTCGCTCAGGCTTTGAAGGTCAAGTAGCTGACGATCTCAGCAACAACGGGGTGTACTGGGAGTACGAGCAACGCAAGTACAACCTCGTGATTCCACGGAGCTACACCCCTGACTTCGTTCTTGGTAACGGTGTCGTGTTGGAGGTCAAGGGCTACTTCGACCAAGAGGATCGCAGGCTGATCAAGCTGTTCAAGGAGCAGCACTCTGATGTGGACATCCGGATGGTTCTCCAGAAGCCGCATCAGAAACTCACCAAATCAGGGCGTATGACCTACGCCACTTGGTGTGACCGTTACAACGTGCCCTGGTGTGAGGGTCCGTCGATCCCAAAGGACTGGACTTTGTTGTAGTCTGTCTGCGGGTCGAACGGAAACCTCCAGGGCTTGAAACCACCTGGAGGTCTTTTTTATGTCTCGCGTTGTTGGCAGGTTGAGCTGCCCACGATGTGGTTCACGAGACAACGTTGCTCAGTACGACGACGGGGGCCAGCACTGCTTCACCCCTGGCTGTGGTTACCACCTTTCTTCTTCGTTCACGATGCCCATCAATGAACCTCAGACCCATCAAGAGATTGATCCAATCCTTGGGACGTACAAAGCGATCCCAAGCCGTAAGATCCCCGAAGAGACCTGCAAGACCTTTGGTTACTTCAAGGGGGTCTATGGCGACAGCGAAGCGTTTTACTGGCCGATCTACGACAAGGAGCGTCGGCTCACGGGGTACAAGATTCGTAAACCGAACAAACAATTTGTTCAGCACGGTTCCAACCCTGACAATACTTTCCTGGGGCAGGAGAAATGGAGCGGGGGTGGCAAGCTGCTCGTTGTGTTTGAGGGTGAATACGACTGCCTTTCCTATGCAGCAGTCAGGAAGACGTGGCCATGCGTGTCGCTACCGAATGGTGCTGACTCTGCAGACAAGTGCATCCGATCAAATCTCGATTGGCTTCTAAAGTTCGAAGAGGTCATCCTGTGCTTTGACGGAGATGACCACGGTCAGAAAGCCGCTCAGAAGGCCGTACAACTGCTTCCTCCCCGTCGAGGGAAGATCGGCAAGGTTGAGGGCTATAAAGACGCCAACGAGGCGCTTGTAGCGGGCGATAGCAAAGCCATCATGACGATGGTGTGGACCGCCACGGAGTATGAGCCTGATGGCATTGTCAGCGGCAGCAAGCTGCTGGAGATGGTGCTCGAAGACCCAAAGGTTGAGAGTGCTGAGTATCCCTACAGTTTCCTCAACGACAAGTTACATGGGCTTCGGAAAGGTGAGCTGGTCACTATCACGGCTGGAACGGGGATTGGAAAAAGCACTTTCGTTGCTGAGACGGCGTATGACCTCCTCGTCCGGCAGAAAGAGACAGTGGGTTATGTCGCTCTTGAGGAGAACATTCGACGAACTGCTCGCCGTTTTGTTGGTATGGAGCTTAATTATCCTGTCCACATCGACCGCAGCATTTACACCGATGAACAGATCTCAACCGCTTTTGAGGCAACTCTTGGAACGGGCAGGCTTTACCTTTACGACCATTTTGGCTCTCTCGACCCTACCGTTCTGCTTAACCGTATACGTCATTTGGTTACTGGTTGCGGGTGCGACTGGATCGTATTTGATCACCTATCGATTCTTGTCTCAGGTCTGGACCAAGGTGACGAGCGACGGGCTATCGATCAAACGATGACAAAACTCAGAAGCTTTGTTGAAGAAACAGGATGTGGGATGCTTTTGGTGTCACACTTACGCCGCCCTGTTGGCGACAAAGGTCATGAAAACGGTGCTCAAACAAGTCTTTCTCAGCTTCGCGGTAGTCACAGCATCAGCCAGCTTAGTGACATCTGCCTTGGTCTTGAACGAGATCAACAAGCTGAAGACAGCAGTGGAACCACTGTTCGAGTTCTCAAAAACCGATTTACCGGGTGGTGTGGAGTTGCCGGGACTGTGAATTACGACGAAAAGACCGGCAGAATGTTGGAGCTAAAAGGTGGCAGCTCTGTAAGAAAGTCTGCTGAGTTTGATGATTCTTTTGAAACCGACTTTTGATGTCCACTTGATGGAGATGAACCCGCTCAAAGTTACGGCTCTTGCTGTGACGGAGAAGGGCAAGCGATATCTCCAATCGTTCTTCAAGTCCAATGACCCCTGCAACCAGCTTGAATACGAACGTCTCGAAGACTTCCTCGACTTCTGTTACAGCAGAAGACTTGAGGTCCACATCGACGGTGACGTTCGACGTGGAGACCAATGCCCTGAATCCCAGGGAAGTAACTACGATTCACTGCTGTGCAATCCACTCAAAGACCCAGACGCAGCTGCTTGAAGATCCCAAGGAGTGGCTGAACATCCTTGAGAACGCTGATGTGTTGGTGGGTCACAACATTATTCAGTACGACATCCCTGCGATTCAGCAGGTGTATCCCGACTTCAAACCAAAGGGAAAGGTCATCGACACCTTGATCCTTTGCCGGATGCTGTATCCAAACATCTTGGATATTGACTTCAGCAAGAAGTGGGAGGGGATGCCTATCCAGCTGTATGGACGCCACAGCCTTGAGGCTTACGGTTTCCGTCTGGGACACAACAAGCGTCACGCAGATCTCACTGACTTCAGTGTGCTTACACCTGAGCTAGCTGAGCGGTGTGTCTGCGATACGGAACTAAATGTTAAGCTTTGGCACAGGTTGCAACCTAAGGCCGAAAGCATCCCTTGTGCCGTAGACCTTGAGATGAGATTTGCAAGTCTCATCGCCCTGCAGGAAAGATCTGGGTTTGCGTTCAACGTTCAAGGGGCGTTGGAACTGGAAGCCGAGATCAATGGACAACTAAATACTCTCAACGAGCGCTTGAGACAACGGTTCCCGTTCGTTGACGGAGGGCTCTTCACCCCAAGGCGTAAAGACTCTTCCAGGGGATACGTGGAAGGGGCGACTATGTGCCGTCTCAAAGAGTTGAATCCCAACTCACGAGATCACATCGCTTGGGTGTTACAGAATCATCTGGGGTGGAAGCCAGATGAACTCACCGAAACGGGGAAACCCAAGATCGATGAGACAGTTCTGTCGAAGATCCCTGGAGCTGAGGATTTCGTAGAGATCCTTACGCTGCAAAAACGATTGGGCCAACTGAGCACTGGCAACAATGCTTGGTTAAAACTCGTCGATCGTGACAACAGGATTCACGGCAGTGTGATTACTGTTGGTTGCGCTACGGCCCGCTGTGCCCACGTCAGCCCCAACATGGCCCAGGTTCCTGCTGTCAGGTCAGTCCTGGGACCGGAGTGCCGAGCTCTGTTTGGACCTGGCTCCCTCGGGGGAGGGAGAAGCACCAAGCAGGTTGGCGTGGACCTCAGCGGTATCGAAGCCCGTTGCTTAGCTCATTACTTGTGGCCCCTGGATGACGGGACCTTTGCTAACGAGGTCTTGAACGGTGACATCCACACAGCAAATCAAAAAGCTGCTGGTCTTGAGACAAGAGACCAAGCCAAGACTTTCTTCTACGCCTTGATGTACGGAGCTGGAGCAGAGAAGCTCGGTACTATCACAAACCAAGACGGCAAAAAGCTGAAGCGCAAATACTTCAAGAATATGCCTGCTTTGGCTGAGCTCACCAAGAGGGTGACTGACAAGGCAGAGACACAGGGCTTTGTCAAAGCTTTAGATGGTCGAAAGATTTTGATTAGATCGCCGCACTCTTCTTTGAATTTCCTTTTACAATCAGCAGGAGCTTTGACCAGCAAGGTCTGGTACAACGTTTGCTACGACGAGTTGATCAAAGCTGGGTTGATTTACGGCAGGGACTGGACGTTCCTAGCGCACGTTCATGACGAAATCCAGTTCGCAGTCTTGGAGCAACACGCCGAACGAGTCGGAGAACTTGCAGTTAGATCTGCTGCCTTGGCAGGAGAAGCACTTGGATTCCGTATTGGAATCGATGCGGAGTACAAAATCGGAGACAACTGGGCAGAGTGCCACTAAGACCTGCAAGACCTGCGGCGAGACAAAGACGCTAGATCACTACTACTTCATGGGTAGCTATCCGCGCCCTGATTGCAAGGTCTGTCAAAACGCTCATAGCAAAAAGCACTACAAACTGCGTAAGAAGTACAAGACTCCTGAGATTGGTACTCCTTGTGACTGTTGTGGTCGTACCGATCAGAAGTTGTGCTGGGATCACTGCCACGACACAGAGGAACATCGTGGGTGGTTGTGCAGCAACTGTAACCAAGCGTTAGGAAAACTTGGGGACGATATTGAAGGCGTCCTAAAAGCAGTGGACTACTTAGCCAAGTTCCATAACCTAGGTCTGAACCAAGAAACCAACGATGACTTGGCTGCTGCTTGACGCAGACATGCTGCTGTTTCAAGCAGTTGTTTCTGCAGAAGTTGAGATCGAATGGTGTCCAGACATCATTACGACTCACCTCCCTCTCAAAGAGGTCCGGTACATCTTTACCGAACTGATTAAGACAAAGAAACGCCAAGCAGAAGCGGACAAGATCTGCTGCTGTTGGACTTCTAACTCAAACTTTCGCAAGGAGGTCGAACCAACCTACAAGGCAAACCGAAACAAACTGGACCGTCGGAAACCTGTTGGGTTCAAAGCCGCAAGGCAATGGGCAGAAGCAGCGTTTCCATCAGAGTGCTGGTACAACCTTGAGGCAGATGATGTCCTTGGGATACTTGCTACTCGTAATCAAGGCAGAACCGTCATTTGGAGTGGAGACAAGGATCTCAAACAGATCCCTGGTTTGCACCTAAACAACGACGGTGAGATCATCACCATCAATCAACTTCAAGCTGATGCCTATTTCTATCGTCAGATTCTTACCGGCGATTCCACTGACGGCTATCCTGGTTGCCCTGGGGTTGGCCCGAAAACAGCGGAAAAGCTCATCCCAGAAGAGGGATTTACAGAAGCCACCGCATGGGGAACTGTAGTTCAGCAGTACAAGAAGAAAGGTCTAGGTGCTGACTACGCCCTGACCCAAGCCCGATTAGCCCGCATCCTCCGCGAAACTGAGTACACCTTTGATGAAGTTCAACTATGGACACCACCAACGATCCAATACGACCCTGGCACTACGCCTTCGACGAAGGAGTAATTGAGTGCATCGATTACATCGAGTCACACGCCTTTGATTTTGTCGAAGGCAACGTCATAAAGTACGTAACCCGGTACCAACATAAGAACGGTACTGAAGATCTCAAGAAAGCTCGGTGGTACTTGGACCGTCTCATCGAACGATCTGAAAAGTGGGATCAAGAACGCCACAAACGCTTCTCTTACAACCTTGTTGTCGATGAACTCGAACGCGAACAAAGTCAAGAGCTGGATGCTCAAAGCGGACCAGCTAATCAATCCTGACGACGAACAGCGTGAACAACAGCTGACGTATGTCGAGGAGGAGTTCTACGAGCTCATGTACGCCTATCGCAACGAGAGCCGTGAGCAAGTCATCAAAGAAGCCTGCGACCTCGTATGGGTCACTTACGGTTTACTCCACACTCTTGGCGTGGATCCTGATGTGGCTTTTGGACGAGTGTTTGATTCCAACTGGTCTAAGTTTCCTTTCACCAAAGTTGACGGAAAAGTCCAGAAAGGACCAAATTACAAACCCGCCAGTCTCTCGGACTTATGAAGCCTTACGATGAGATCCTGAACCAGGTTCCTAAAGAAGCTTGGCAGTACGTCACTGCTGATTATCAGGAAGCTGAAAATGGCGAAGGGATGCTCCAGTTTTTCTGGGACGATGAAAAACATCCCGAACTAAAACCACTGTCTGAACTTGATGATGAACAGTGGAACGACCTTGTAATCACCTCACTCACCCGCTCACTGGACAATGAAATCGAAGCAACAATTGAACTCGGCAATCGCAATGACGGGTCGAGTGGAGAGTTGGCTGGAGAATCCGACTCGTAGGTACCCGATTTCGTGTACGGTGTTTGTCGTTGAGGACACGATGGACGAACACCCTGATGGTTTGGAGGGTAGCTGGATCTTTGCTTCTAAAGCTTTACGCTACGGGGCAGGCGTTGCTGTTCACCTTTCTAAGCTTCGTCCGAAGGGTACCAATAACGAGCACGGAATGGTTTCTTCAGGGCCGTGTGGCTTCATGGAGATCTACTCCAAGTTCAACGAGATTCTCCGACGCGGCGGCACGTACCGCAATGGGGCGATCGTTGCTCATCTCGATGCAGATCACCCTGACGTTCTTGAGTTTGTTAATTACGACCGAGCTCGTATTCCTTGGCTCAAGCGCTGTGTCAACGTTGATCCTGACATCATCAACAGCCCCGACAAGCTGAAAGCAATCATGGACGCCGCCCG